TAAGCGTTGCGTAGTTTTTATAAAATCACTGCCGTTTGTAGCTGAATTGCCCGGATTTACAACCTGAATATCATCACCTGCATTCAAATCAGTAATTAAACCCGGTGTCAGTTCCAAATCATCATACTTTCGATTTCCCTTTACCGTATTTGTACGACCTATACCGCCTGTCGGTAATTCCTTTTTTATAAATACCGATAGACAAGCTGCAATTCTTTCTTTGATGGTTGCCGCCTCGATATAGCCGTTTACTTCTTTTATTCTTCCGATTGTCGCTGACATTTCGGGCATTTCTCGTATTTGAGAGGGACGTGTTTTTGAAAAATAAAAAATCACGTTTTTCCTTTCAACAAACCTACTTACAGACTTTAAATAACCCTCAATGTCATATTCTTTTATCCAATAGCCGACAGCCTTGTTATAGCTGTTATATTCGATACCGCCAACGACCTTATTTCCCTCATAATTCGGTTTTGATTGAACTTCGTCCAATTCGTCAACCTCTAACGCTTGCAATTTGAACGGAACTATGCCGCCCCTTGTATAGCATTTTATAAACAAAATACCGCCATCTACACGTTTTCGTCTGATTGCCATTCGTGCCATTTCCCAAAATGACTGTGAACCTGTTACGTCACAATTATCTTTTTTGCACCATTTTACCCATAGCTTTTCAATATTATCGTTAAATTCCTCATCGTCTGTTTTAGCCTCAAGGGTGTACCCCTTACCGACTACATTCCTTACCCACGGGTGTATGTTGGCATTCATTAAATCGCTATTTCGTTCGAGGTCCCTGCTTCTCGCTCGGACAGTTCCTCTAAAATATTTATCGGTTTGTTCGCCACTTTCATTATGTGCAAACCAATTTCGATTTTGTCTGTCATACATTCCGGCATCGTAATTTCTCTTTTGAATTTCATTCGCCTGTCGCCATGCCTCTCGTTTATACGCCCACTTTGGCGAGATTTTCTCTATAAAACCCATATATTCCGCCTCCGAATTATCATATATTTACCGTCTATATAACCCATAACATAGTTACCTACGGTTTTCTTTTCCTCGTCATTTTCAATTTGCCGCCGCATCGTCTTTTTCAAGATTTATTGCGTGTGCTTCTACTGAAATTGTATAAAAATCATTTTCACCAATATAATGTGTTGCCTTGTCTACACCATATTTCCCGCTATATTTTCCTAATCCTGAAAAATAATAATTTGAGCCGGGATATATCGGCGTACCTCCCATACAGTTCATTTTTAATTTAATAGCTGTGGAATTTGCATTATACAACGCTGCTTTACTTTTTATTTGTGCCTCTTGTATTGACGATGCGGTTGTACTTGGTGTCAGCATTTTTTCTTTTTCGCCGTATATATACTCCCTTTCAGTATCTTCACCCTCGTTTTTATACTTCATTTTCACTCCGGTATAAAAACCCTCCTCATTGTCGGACAATTCAAAACTTTCAGAAATAGCACCCACTTCAAAACTGCCGACACTTTCCGCTTCATCTTGTTTTGCCCTATCAAAAATAATGATTTTATTTTTATACACTTTCATTCCAAATCCATACTCTTGACATACCTTGAACAAAAAATCTATATCTGTCTGCTGCGACTGCGTTTGAGATTTAATAACAATGTTATCGGCGTAATACTCCAATCCAACTCCTAAATTATTGCATATATCTTGTGCTATGGCACTGACTGAAACTTTCTCCCACTTCTTCGTATTTTTTGTGCCATTCACGGGGATTGAGATAGAACGAATTACAACTTCAATCGGATAGCCTGTTACTTTTATACTGTCGCATATAAATTCACCGCAATCTATTGTGCGATATTCATTCTGTTTATCCCAATTTTCCAACTCAATTCTTGCCAAAATGCGTGTGCCTTTATCAATTAACCAATCATTTAACCAATGGTTATCGCAATCGTGAAGTTTTATATCCAAGCTGTCGGTTTCACCGCTTGCGACTTCTGTAAATGTTAAATCTCGGTTGTATGAACTGATACCGCCCCACACTGTGCTACCTTGTATTTCAATTTTCGCCAAGGCTCTGCGAGGAGCATTTACAAAATCATAACTCATTATTTTTCCTCCACGGTGGTAAGAATATTTCATCATCAGTTTTTGATATAGTCGGTATTTCTAAAACTACACCATAATCAAAAACGGCTATGTCAATATACTGCGGATTTGCAGTTAATAACGTCTTTATCAATTCTTCATTGTTATACTGTTCATATGCGATTTTATCCCATGTATCGCCTTGTTTTGTCGTATATAACATCTCTCTACCTTCTATCAAAAACCGCTGCCGATGCGTTTCGTCCGAGTATGCCGCCTTTTTCACTCTCGGCGATTTCGTTCTCAACTTTGGTCTGCATATCGTACAGAGTTTTTAAATCTGCTCTTGTCATTGTTCGGTTTCCAATCCTATATGATTGTCCGCCATTTAAAATTTTAGATATTGCCTTTTTTATCTCTACCAATTCTTGCTCTTTATCTGTCATTTATACCCCTCCATAAAAAAACAGGCAAATTAAAGATTATAAACATAATCTAAAAGTTGCCCGTTTGTATTCTATTCTTCAACTGTACCTTTGTAAGTGATATTAACACCTGTACAGTACGCAATTTGCGTATTTGTTATGGTTTTTACAGACGGAGAATTTACTCTGATTTTTCGTCCACCTGCTTGAATGATATATGATATTAGTTTTTGAATATCAATATCTCTGCCGATTTTTTGGCTTTGCCATTCTGTATATTCGTATATGTTGCTTTTAACATCTTGCTGTATAATATTTAATGCCGATATATCTGAACTACAAATGCTATATTCAACATCAATACTATATTCAACACGTTCCACATTTTTTATTGTTATATGGTCTGTGATTGCCTTTATATCGGGATTATT